CGAAGGGCTTAACCCACTATTGATTGTCCAGGTAGTTGACACCAGAACGAATACCGTCACCGTGTACGCGCACAGGGCATTCGCCTCTAAGGCCGTTAGCGCCATGGAGCACCTGGGATCGTACACATATACGCGGGAGGACTTCAGGAATGCGCAAATCCGAACCGGACACTGGCAGCAACGACATGCCAGAGCCGGATGAGCCTGAGGACGAGCCGGTGGAGGGTGACCAGGTTATCGAGCTGGTGGGTGGACGCCCATTCATCTATGAACAGAACCAAGACAATGAGCGTCGGATGGCGCGGATTCGGGGTGCCGGGTGATTGTCGGCGAGGCTGACGTTGTCCAGACGGCCGCAGTCATGATGGGGATGCGGGACAGGGAACAGGTCCGGCTACGGAAGATCAACAATTACATGCGCGGCAGGCATGATCCGCCTTATGCTCCGCGTGGCGTGAATGCCGAGTATCGCTGGATTATGAAGCGCTCACGCCGGAACTTCCTTCCGCTGATTGTTTCCGTGGTTAGCCAGAACCTGCACGTCGACGGATACAAGCCAACCGGACAGACCGTTGTAGAGGCATTCAATACGCCGAAGCCCGAACCGGGCTGGGACGCCTTCCGTTCTAACCGAATGATCAGCCGACAGCATGGCGTACATCGCTCGGTGATCAAGCATGGTCTTGCGTACGTTGTGGTACTTCCCGGCCAGATGGCTATCGGAGAGGAGCAGACGCTCCAGTCGGTTCCGGTGATCCGGCCAGTTAGTGCGGGCCGTATGACGGCGCTGTATGCGAATGACGTTGATGACGAATGGCCACAGCTGGCCGTTGAGGTGAATGAGTTCTTCGACCCGGCGCTGAAGGGTAATCGGCGTTATCTGGTGACATTGTATGACGAGCAGTCGCGCTACATTATGGCAGGGCTTCCTTCCGGCGGACAGCAGAGCATTCCGCTTCAGATTGCAGAGGCGGATGATCCGTATCTGGACGGAAAGCCTCCGGTGAGCAAGCATGGCCTAGGTGTCTGTCCTGTCATTCGTTTCCTGCATGAGAATGATCTTGATGGCGAGCTTGACTGTAGCGGTGAGATTGAGCCTCTCATTCTGATTCAGGATCAGATTAACTTCGACACTTTCAACCTGATGATGGCCGAGCAGTATGCATCATTCCGGCAGCGCTGGGTTACCGGCATCTCGGCAGTGGACGAGGAAGGCCGGGATGCACAGCCCTGGCGGCCGGGTATTGACCGCATATTCGCCAGCGATGATCCGGCTACCAAGTTCGGTGAATTCAGCGAGACACAGTTGTCACCCTACATCGATGCGCGCGAGGCCGGTATCCGGCATATGTCCACAATCTCGCAGGTGCCGCCATATCATCTGCTGGGCCAGATTGCGAACATGTCGGCGGAAGCCCTAGCGGCTGCGCGGGATGGCCTTGACAGGAAGATTGAGGAGATCCAGTCGATGTTTACGGATCCCTGGCGGAATGTCTTCCGGCTTTCTGCAAAGGCTTCCGGCGATACCTCAGGCTGGAATGACCTGACAGGGACTATTGTCTGGCGCGATACCTCGGCGCGGTCGTTTGCTGCGACAATTGATGCGCTCGGGAAGGCTGCCCAGATGCTGGGCGTTCCGCCGGAGGAATTGTGGCGTCGGATTCCCGGCGTTACAGCTGATGACGTGGAGGCCTGGCAGCAGGCTAGGGCACAGGCCGAGGCTCAGGCGACAGCCGAGCAGGCTGCTAAGGCTGCTCTGGCCTACCAGGCTGGAACTCTGATCCCTGTTACGCCTCCTCCACCCGGCCAGCCAGGCGCAGCCCCCGGAGGCCCACCGGCAGTTGGTCCTGGACAGCCTCCATCGCAGGCAGGGCCGTCCGGTGGCCCGGCTCCGACGGAGACTCCCGCTGAGGCGCAGGCTCGGAAGCTACTGGCCCAGCCACTACCCACGGTTGGACCAGGTGGTAAGGCGAGGACGGCGACCACGTGACTACTCCCCGTGCGATTGCCCGGCCTTCTAAGCCATTGGGGCAGGTAGGCCCACCCAAACTAGTGGGCGGGACCGTTCTCGCCAGCGGTGCGCCACGTTCCATCGCAGCAGGGGCCACTGGTGTAGACCCGGCCCTTCTCAATCCGCTCCCAGGCGATGTCAGCCTTCTGACGCTACAGCAATTGTACAGACAGCGCCAAATGGCTATTGCACTAGCTACGAGCAGGGCGATTTCCTCCCTTTGGGTCCGGCATATCCGTCCGGAGCGAATGGCCGATAGCTGGGGAGCCCTACGTGACCTGGTTCTTCGTACGATTCAGCAGTACTGGGACGCGGCAGCGGCCGATTCCGCAAGTTTCTATCGTAACATGAGAGTCGTCTCGGGATTCCCTTCGGCGCGCGTGCCCATGGTCCAGCTGCCACGCGAGGAGCTAATCAAGGTTGCGGATAGCCAGGCAATGGGTACATTCTTCCATAACATCAAGACGATGCCGGAGCCCGAGGCTGCTAATTCTGCCGGCCAGGCTCTCGAGGCGGGCGGATCGCGATTGGCGCTCAAGGGTGGGCGCCAGACAATAGCTGATGCCGTACACCAGGATCCGGTAGCTAAGGGCTGGGAGCGATTGATATCTCCGGGTGCCTGTAGCTTCTGTTCTATGCTGGCTAGTCGTGGGGCGGTCTACAAGTCTGACAAGAGCGCCAGCTTCCTGGCGCATGATCACTGTCATTGTACAGCCCAGCCGCTATTCCGAGGCCAGGCTGTGTCGGAATCTAGTAAGCAACTGAGTGATGACTGGACGCGCGTAACGCGCGGTAAGAGTGGAGCTAATGCCAGGAAAGCCTGGCAGGATTACTGGGAGGCGCAGAGTGAGCATAACACAGGGCCAGTTGCAGGGGCTGCGCCGAGTGGGCCAGGCAATGCAGCCCAGCAGCTCGAACCAGTCGGACAACCCTAGGTTCCCGATCAGGGGACGTGGACCTGGTCCGTATACGCTTCAGGCTGCTATTTCGGCTGTCGGACGCGCACGGCCTAATACGCCTGAGGAGCGTGCCAAGGTCCGTAGGTATATCATTGGCGTAGCAAGAAAGAAAGGCTGGTCGGCAGATATTCCGGACAGCTGGAATTCAGATGGCTCGCTCAAGACCGGAGGCAGCTAATGACTGTCCCGTTTAACGAGGCATTGCATCCTCGCGCGGCTGGTGGTCGGTTTGGAGTCTCGAACCGGCCTAAGGCGCAACCAGCCGGTAGACAGCCGGGTGGAGGCGAAGGCCGGAATTCTCAGCTTCGGAGCCAGATTGCCAACCGGGTGCGTGATATTCACCAGAGAGTGCATGAACTGCGGCTCCAGCTTGCCTCAATTGATGCCCAGATTGCCTCGCTACGTAAGCCAGCCCAGGTATCCCATACGACCAAGAAGAAGAGCACTTCGTCGCTTTCGTCCAAGGGCAGCAAGCCTGGTACAACGACCAAGAAGATGAGTACCAAGAGAACGACGACGAAAGCTACCAAGTCAAAGCCCCAGGTGTCGGCGAACCAGCAGCAGATACAGTCACTCTCCGGTAAAGCCGGTACGATTCGGATGCAGATCCATTTGCTGAATCAGAGAGCCTCCCAGCTCCAGGCACAGAGTAGGAAATTGTAATGGTTGCCGGTAGAGAAGTCACACCGGGTGATGTCAGTAGTACCCAGCGATTGATGCGATACTGGGCGGAAGGCGAGGGTGCTGCCAAGGTGCGCTGGGGCATCCCTGGTGATTTCGATAGGTGCGTAATGCACCTAGGTAAGTACGTAGGGCCAGGAGTTGTTAAGGGATTGTGCGCTAATCTACACCACCGCGCAACAGGAGGCTGGCCAGGCCATGCGCCTGGGATCGAACAGTCGATGGCCGAAGCCAAGAAGAAAGGTTAGTCATGAGTGGTGACGCGATTGATCATGGCCATGGCGGAGATAGTCTTCGCGTTGGCGTAGCAGTGGGGATGCAAGATGGCGGGCATCACCGTACTGTCTTGCGGGTAAGGAGATGGGACGAGGACGCTATCAGCTATGCCCTGAAGAAGCTGGATCTTCCACCAGGGCATGACCTGTTCCCTCGCGATTTCCGTCGGCTGGGAGTCCGGCCGTACTCCGAGACGGAGCATGTCGGCAACCTCATCATGAATACGGCGTGGGGCCAGCTGATCACGTCGTACTTCGGCACGTATACTGCGCCGACCAAGTTCAGTGCGACTGTGGGGCGGATAGGTATCGGCATCGCTACGTCGCCGGCGGCTGCTTACACCGACACGGACCTGAGTGCTGCGGCCGGTGGTGCCAACCGGCTGTTCAAGTTCTGTGCCGCAGCTCCGACAAGCACACTGACGCTGGCCACTCGCTCGCTGGCATGGACCGCTACGTTCCAGGCAGCTGATGCAGTATTTGCCTGGAACGAATTCGGCATTGACCAGGGTACGGCTGATGGCACTACTGTGGTTGCCCAGTTCATCAATCATGCCACAAGCATCGCGCAGGGCACCAAGGGCTCGAGCCAGATTTGGACTGCCAACGCCACGCTTACATTCACGTGAGGTGAAGTTATGCCAAACAGTAGGCTTTACGCGCCGAAGGGTCCTGTCTCCAATGTAGACGGGACTCCGAATGCCACAGCGACGCTGGCGGACATTTCGCCTGCCCGTGCATTTGATCCTGATGATGTCGATCTCGGTACTATTGTCCGGATCAACGCGCGTGGTGAATATACATGCGGGTCTACGGCCACGAATGCCGTGCTTGGTATCTACTTCGGTGGTGCCACGGCCAACAAGCCTCTGGCTGGCGTAACTGCGCAGGCCATGACTATCAGCCAGACGTCGATCCCATGGTGGCTAAGTTACGAGGGAGAGGTCAGAGCGCTTGGTTCCTCTGGTTCTATTCAGGGCAGTGGGTTCCTGATCTGGCCGTCTGGCCTTACGGCTGCAACTGTCATTCCGATACCGTCAACTCTGGCGCTGAGAACGGTGACGATTGACACGACAACGCGCCAGCCCATTACAATTGCAGGCAGTGTTTCCCAGGTTACTGGTGCCCCGACCATTAAGGCATATAGCCTGACTGTTGAAACTCTCGGTTAATAGGTAATCCCCAGTGACCTATGCCGCTGTAGCTGCTACCGGACAGTCTAACGGTGGTACCGGAGACCCTGGTCCCGCTTCGGTCACCACTCACAACGTGGGCAACTTCCTGCTGGCCACGATCTGGCTCCAGCAGTCCGGGCATACTGTCACCGGCCTGTCGGCAACTAACATCACCTGGACGCCCCTGACGCCGGGGTTCAGCGGCGTCAATAACTCCGGCTGGTATGTGCGGACGTTCATCGGCGTGGTGACCGCCGTCTCAACGGCGAACACCTCGATTACCTGGACGGGCGGCCTGCCGACCGCATTTTCCGACTTCGTGATGGAGGAGTTTTCCTCCACTACCGGTACCCCAGTGCTGGACAACACCGCCCACCTGGACGGCACTGGTGGGACCGCCCAGTGGCCGAATATCGCCGCTGCTGGCTCTGGTGAGCTTTACTGGGGCTCCACGCAAGACAGTGGTGCCGCGTCAGCGGGCAGCACTTCCGGCTATGTCTACAACGCCAACGCTGATGGCAATAGCAACGGCACGGCCTACAACCTGAGCGTCGGGCCAGGCACGGTCACCGGCCCCAACTGGGGCGATGCTGGGCACGACTTCGGCGAAATGATCCTGGTCAAGCCTGCCGCTGCATCTGCCGTTACTGGGTCCCCGAATGATCTTAAGCGACTGCTTACTTATCCAAGTTATCGCAGCATATTGCTGAAGCAGAATATTCATGCTCCGGCATTGCAGAACCAGCTGCTAGCTTACAATGGGCTGGGTGGAACGAATGGTGCCGTAGTCGCCAATACCGATACCGGCGTCGGGAATACGTTCGATACCGTTACGC